TTCATAATCATTTGAATCTGTGTGGGACTAGCCTTGCCATACATAGGCATTAGTCTTTCAGCCAGACACCATCTCAAAGCCATGTTGTAGCCTTGAGGAAGATTGATATTATCAAACTGGGTAGTAAATCTTTGAAAAAGTTGATCTACAAAAATGTGCATTTCACCCTGGCTGGGGTTCGGCCAAAGATAAACATTTCCCAGTGTTTCTGTGGGTTCATAGTACACAGCTTTCGGCCACGGACCATTTAGTGTCTTTAACCCAATCATCTGGTACTGTTCTACATTCAGCACAGACACAGGATAATCCAAACCACCATTTGTAATTGGTTGACCATTTGAATAAGTATTAATCCTAACAAAAGCAGAATTAAATCTTAAAGGTCTTTGATAATAAGAATTAATGGTTTCACTTGTTACAGGACTTGTATAAGTCTTATTAAGTAAATAAGTGCCTGCTTCATTTACATTGTTGCCTGCTCCAGTTAGCATTTGAACAATTGTTGTACCTGATGTAATACCAGTTCCACCAAGAGTTTGACCAAGAGAAATACCCCCAGACTGGATAGAAGTAATAGTGAGAACATTACCAGTAATGCTTCCAGTAAAGATAGCACCAATTTGACCACCTGGGCCGATGGTGTATTGAGTTTGTCCAGAAACAACAGGAAATATAATTTCATTTTTGTAAAACACCATCATGTCTTCATTAGACCATTGGTCTAACATATCTTGCAACATATCAAAAGCATCTTGAGAGGCTTCAGCAGTTGGAATTTCACCAGCCTCTAAAGCTCCAATGTCTTTTAATGCTCTGCTGATAATGTCATTTGGTGTTGTCATTGAACAAACTCCACAATATCTCCAACATTCAAACCATTAACAAAAGTAATAGTTGTTGTATTTGTTTCATTGTAATTTAATGTGTTTATTTGTTTTGATCCATTTACAAAAACAAACAAGGAATTTGATCCTAACAAATAAGTAAATGGTACTGTGCAAACAGTTTGGCCTTGAGTTGCTGTGATATAACCTTCTTGACGAACAGATGGAAGTCCTTGAAGATTGTCCATGCTCCAAATTTGTACAAAACTAGCAGTTTGTAATACAAATTTATATGAGACACCACTTGTGAGCCATATTTCATTTGGTGGTCTTCCAGATGAATCTAAAACAATTGGATTTGAATTAGCAATATTGCCTGATGCAGATGTATAAGTTACTTGTGGAGTAGATGTTCCTGCCAAATAGGTATAAATAAGTCCCCCTGACAAAGGAACTCCATTATTATCAAAAAATTGCCATCCTGCGCCACCAATAGGTGAAAGGTTAACTGTCATATAAGCCCCTACTTAGAAATAAAGTAATCAAACCATCAATGACTGATATATCTAGAATTAAACATTTGTTGTTCATGTTAAATCAACCAAATTTACACCATAATTAGTATTTTGTGCAATTACGGCATATGCTTTAACTCTTGCTGAAAGTCTAGAAGTAGCATTAAGTCCCGTTGCAGTAATTTTAAATTGATCACTTCCGAGATTTATAAATGAAATCCCACCACCATGTGCTGAAAAATCAGTTCCAACAGTTGTGAATGTAACTGTACCTCCTGAGTCAACTTCAAAATATCTTTTTGCGCTTGCAGCCACTCCATTAGAAGAACTTGACCCGTAAGATGAAAAATCAACATCTACATAACCGTTTAAAGTAGCAGTAGGAGTTATTACCTTTGCAAGATCTGGGGAAGTAGATACTGCTGAATTAGTTTGAATAGCTATTTCTTGTGCGCTTGAATAAACTAAAGGATTTTCAGAATATCCACTAGAAGTATTTTGTGAGGATGCAGACATTAAAGAATATTTTTGCATCAATGCGTTTCTAACCGCAGAAATTGCATAAGAATATAAATCGTATCTTCCTGTAGTGGTTAAATTTGCCGTTCCCAAAACAGCATTACAAGCTAAACCTGTTGGTTGTAAACTTCCACCAAATTGCAAAATTGTTTCTACACCCCAATCATTTACACCTGAATCAGCAACTCTCCAATAAGGTTCTATAATGGTTTGTCTTTGAACAATTTGATACCAATATGAACCTGGTTCAATATTTTCAACCCAAGGATTAATAAAAGTATTACCATCAATTGCTGTTGTAGGCGCAATTCTAATTCCTGCTCCAGCTGTGTTTGCAGCAATCAAATTAATAAAAATATTTCCTGCAAAAAATTGAATGTCAGGCTCTACGTTAAATCCATAAGAAGCTGTGCTTGGACTAGAGCTACTTGTCCAGTTGCAAGCAGTTGAACAACTAATTAAGGAAAGTGCTTGGTAACCGCCATTTTGTGCAGGATAAATATCTGTTGAAGCTAATTTGCAATTTACGCCATAAGTTTGTCCGTAAAAAGTACATCCAATGTAAGTGCTATAAACACCAATGTTTAGTTCTAATCCTGTATCGCAATAATTACAACTAACATTATTTAAACTAATAAATCCACAATTAATACGCAATGCAGTATTTGTTCCTGTAGTCTGAGTAGAACCATTACCACGAATATTGATATTAGTAATTTGGGTTCCAGCAGCACCTTGGTTTGTAGAGTAGTTACCAATGTAAAAAACAGTTGTTCCGCTACCAACAATTGTAGTAGGTATTGTTCCTGCAGTAACCCATTGTTGTGATCCAATATGAGTAATTGGTACATTTGGATGAACTAAAGATGTAACTTTATACACACCTGTTGGATAATAAACAGTACCACCATTTAATGTAGCTACATAATTCCAACAATTAGTAATTGCTGTTGTATCGTCTGTGCTCCCATCACCTACAGCGCCAAAATCTTTAACGCTAATAAAATCTTGTAATTTATCACTAGATGAACGATTTACAGCCCCAGTTGGAGTAGAACCACCATTTTTAAAATCAACTTTTGGAACTAATGTAGTCATTTTATTCGCCAATCATTTTTAATTGTTCAACAGTTGGTTGTGGGTTTTTATGTTCCCAAGACTTAATGTAATCGCCATTTCCATCGCTATCATTTTGAAGTTTAATAGTTCCTCTGATTCCAAAATCAGCATCCGTTATATCAGAGTAAAGTATTTTGATTTTTTCTGAAAGTTGCATCATGCACTCCTAAGTAATGTGCCTTGAAAATAACTGTAATATGTTTGTCCAAAGTAAGCAGTCAAACTAGACGCACCTACAGAAGCATATAACTCAACATAGTCAGTTGAACCATTCATATATATAACAGCACTAACAACAGGCATCCACTCTGTTCCAACTAACATATTGAGATAATTTCCTCTTTTTGCTACAGCCCCATTTTTCCATATAGCCAATATTACATAACTATTGGCACTAGCCACTACGTCAATTTGACCAGTAAATAAATAATATCCTGCTACAGTGGGTGTAAAACGATAAGTTGAGGTATTAAAACAAGAAGCAGTATCGTATTGTGTGCTACTTTGAATTATTTTTGTATCTGTACTAGCAGACAATGTTTGTGTACCACTAGCAGTATATGAACTGAAAGATGGGCCTTGTAAATTTTGTGCAGATACACTACCAACTACAGTCAAATTTCCTGTAGATGGTTGAAAACTTAATTTAGTTGAACTTGTTGTTTGTGGTAAATTTCCAGTTGTTGCAGAAACGATAGTTGGATACCAAGTGGCACTTGAACTTGTGTTATCAGTAATTGCAGTATTTGTTGCATTTGTAGCAGTTCCAACAGACAAAGTGGATTGAGCCACCCAAGTTGGAGCAGAACCATTAGACTCTAATACATATCCATTTGTGCCTATTCCTAGCTTTGATAATGCAGAGCCAGAGGCGTAATATGGCAAATCCCCAGCTGTGTAACTGGTTAGACCTGTACCGCCTGCGGTTGTAGGAGTAGTTTTCCAACCAATAACTTGTATTGCAGAGCTATTGTCTTTGTAAAAAAGTTTGCCATCTGTGTAATTAATAGCTAATTCACCCGCACCCAAATTAGCAGCGAGAGGAGTATTAGTAGCCGTTCCGCTGTTATATAGATAAATTGGGGTATAGTTTGTTTGCGCCATTTTTATATATTAGGTGTAAAAACTTGAGGTTTCCAGGGAGGTACAACTGTTTTCTTTTCTAATGATTTTAACTGTTCTAGCAGTCTTGAGGTAATAATATTTACTCCATCTTTAACAGAAGCATCTTCAATCCATTTTGATACCATTTCTTCTGTAACTTGACCAAATGGTACATTCATGATAGGGTCTGTAAAAAACCAATTACCCTCTGTTTCAACAGTATTTGTGTCATCAGACAAAGCACAATGATATTTAGCATGAGTTATTAACTCATTCTCTGCACTTATTTCAAGAATTTTCCAAACAATTTCCATTTAAAATGCCTCCTTTTCAACAATTAATGTATTAAAAAGTTCCACCTTGAACTCCTCCTGTAATAGCATTATTTGTTGCGTTATAAGTTAAACCAGTATTTGTGTATTGAGGCTGACTACCAGTAGCAGAAGCTACAAAAGTTAAATAATTTGTAGTGCCAGACCCTGCAGTTGTGGAAATATTGACCGTTGTAGCAGTAAGTATTCCTGAAACAGTTAATGTTCCAGTAGTAGGAATAAGTTTGTCTGCTACGTTGTCTTGGTTAATAGCCATGATTAAACGTCCGTACTTCCTGCATAATTAGACATTGTCTTAAGTACGCTATAAATAGATGGTATTAAATCTCCTTTGCCCTCAATTTCATTTAAAGAAATATTGTGACAATTCTCTGCCAAAACTTGCATCTCAGATTCTCTAGCAGCTTGATTAAAATAAATTTGCACTCTTACTTCTAACACATCTTTATTGCCATAATAATTTGTAATTCGAGCATAAGCCTGTGGAGCTGGTAGACCAAATTGCGTATTTTCTAGGTTAAGTTGTAATGCCATTTTAGTAACCCAATTCGTTAGTTTCTATTGTTGCTGACCAATTTATTGTAGTGCTTGCTGCGCCTGTAACTTGTATTTGTAAAGTTCCATTAGTTGTATCTGCTACAGCCGCTACGTTTGATACTGTTCCCCATCCTGCGGTAATAGCACCAGTTGTTGCCCCCAATAAAGCTACGCTTGGAGTTCCAACAAGAGCAGTATTTGCAGCAGCAGCACCTCTTGAAATAACTCCTTTAATTTCCCACCCCGCAGCATATGTTGTCCCAGTATTGTGTGCAGATACTAAAGCTCTAAATGTATATACAGAAACTGTGCTTGTTTGTCCGTTTGGCAATAC